CTCCGCTCCCCGCCCATGACCTGCCAAGAAGGCTACCGCCGTTATCTCGCTACGCCTCACCAGCGCGAGACGCATCCGCGAAAAACCTACCAGCGCGCGGAGAAAACACTGGCCCCCATCATATCCCCTACCATATCCCCAGGAGGTGCACCAACCAATATGTCACCATCCATGCCATCAGCCACACAGAATGCCCCGCTACGACGTTTTAATGACCTAGCGGTAAAATACCACCGCCCCCTGCCTATCGTGCGCGTAATCGACGATAAGCGCTGTTACACCGTTGACCATCTACCGCGCATGTTCGCCGAATACGAGTGCGTCGGCAAGACCTACGGGGGCAACTATCTCATCGTGGGCCCGTCCAGCCAGGGAGGAACTCCGCGTCGCTCGTATGTCATGCAGTCCTCCGGCATCGAGTTCCTGACCCTGCCGCTGCGCACCATCGCGGTCCATCCATGACCATCGAGGCCCATCCATGACCCCCGAGCACCGGCTCGGCAACGCGATCCGCGTCGAGTGCGGACGCCGGGGCTGGCTCGTCTGGCATGTCAACGTCGGCACCGTGGTCACCGCGACCGGAGAGGTGTTCTCGACCGGCCTGCCCGTCGGCTTCCCCGACCTGCTCGTACTGCGCCCCGGCCCTCTGCCCGACGGTGGACGCGTGCTGTTCATCGAGACCAAGATTCATCCGCGCCGTCCGACCGCCGATCAGCTGGCCATGCACGCGTTACTGCACTCTCGCGGCTTCGAGGTTATCGTGGCGTACTCCGTCGCCGACGTGTTTCCCGCCTCGGGCGTGTGACCCCCCTGTGTGACGCGTGCTGTGTGTGACCTGGGCAGGCGTGCCCTCGCGCGGGTCACGTCACGGCGAGCGCGCAGACGAGCGTGCGCCCTGCCTGCATTATGCGCGCGCCACGTCCCTGCCCCCGATTCGCGCCCGCATTACGCCCGTGCATTACGCGCCCGTCTGACGCGGGGGCTCGCGCGCACGTCTGACCCGCGCATTACGCACCCGCGGTCGGACTTTGCCAAAAACCATGTAAACCCTGTATCGCGCCCATGCTGCGCCGTTATGGGGCTTTTTTGCGTTTTTTTGCTTACAGGGTAAACCTTGTAATTCCATAAAGTAGTGTCCGCGTACATATAAAGACTTTACTGAATTACAGGGTTTAACCCTGTAAAATGCAATTATAACCGAGAATAATTTATTTTTGTAACCGTTGACTATCTATCCCCTGCGTGGTATTATTGGGGTGAAATTAATAAGTTGGGTGATATCATGGCTGGACGTCCTAAAAAAATTATTGATTATGAGTTAGTCAAGAGCCTTGCTGAAATTCAGTGTACCCAAGCGGAAATCGCCGCTGTTTTAAAATTGTCCGTCGACACCCTTTCGCGCGACGAAACATTTTGCGGAATATATAAAACGGCTATGAACAATGGCAGAATGTGCCTGCGCCGTTTGCAATGGAAACGGGCTATGGAAGGCTGCGACACCATGCTTATTTGGCTCGGAAAACAATATCTTGGTCAGATGGACAAGCAACAAATCGAGGCCAATGTTACCAAGCCTTCTCCGGTAATCGCCGATGACAGCAAACCGTAGTGTGGCAAGCCGTAGCATTATCGAGTCTCGCTCCGTCGAGCAACGCTATCCAGGTCGGCGCGTTATCCGCATATCCGAGATTGTGGCCAAGCCTCACCTCGCGCATTTCTCCGACCGGACTACCCTGCATCAGATTGACAAGGGCGGGCGGTCTAGTTGCAAGTCTTCTAAGAATGAAGTAAAGATTCCATTCCTGTTCCTTTCCGACCCGACCGCCGAGTGCGCTGTCGTCCGAGCGAATTACAAGGATCATCGCGATACGACGTTCGCAGGACTTCGTATCGGGTTCTCGCGTCTTGGCTGGGATTTAACGCCGGAGACGGACTACCCGACAGGCAAGACCTCACCGATGTTCGTCAAGACCGCTCAGGGCAATTACGTACATTTCGTTGGGCTGAACGACTACGAGTCCATGAAGGGCGCGAGACCGACACGAGAAGGAAATCAGATTAAGATATTGTGGTTATTTGAAATCACGCAGTTCGCTAGTAAATTTGATATGGACAACGTCATCGCGAATTTCATCAGGGGGAGCAAGGACTGGTTCATAATTTTATACGAGTTCAATCCTCCGCCCAAGAAAACACACTGGGTATACGATTGGCTCGAGACGATGAAGGACAGGCCGGACGCGTATATCCAGCACACCAATTATAACGACTTGCCTCCCGAACAACAGCACGGATGGCTGGGCGAGATGGCATTGCAGGAAATCGAAGCGATGAAGCAAATCGATTACGAGCAGTACCGATCGATTTATCTAGGGTTGCCGGCCAACCTATCCGGCACGGTGTACAAGCGATTTGACGACCGGATACATGTCAGGCCGTGCAACGAGGATGCGACGCGGTTCGTTAAAATTGAAATCGGAGTCGACTACGGTGAGACCGACGCGACATCGTTCACCGTCTGCGGTATCCTGACTAATATTGAAGGAGTCCGATTCCCGATGCAATATTATCACAAGAACGGCGAGAGCATCGGAGATAAGGGCATTGTCGAGTACGGAGATGATTTTTTCAAATTCGCAGCGAGAGTCTACGAGCGATATCATCGCATCATGATTGCGTATGTAGACAGCGCGGCTAAATATTTTTGGTCGTATCTGCAGAAGGAACGAGCCCGGCGCGGTATCGGATACGTGATTATCGAGCCTACGGACAAGACGGCTAAGAGCGGGCAGAAATACGACTCGGTCATCGAAGAGCGCATCGGCGTCATGAATCTCATGCTGGGCGCGACGGTAACGACACATGGTACGGTAACGACACGTGGTACGACACCGGCAGACGCACAGCCGTTCGTGGCGATAGACCCGTCATGCACGCATTTTATCCGGGCACTGACCGAGTGCGAGCGCGACGAGAACGGCAACAGGCGCGATGACGGAACGACGGATATCGACAGTCTAGACAGTGCAGAATATGCTTGGAACGAAGATATCCAGGCTATCGAGTCGGCAGTGCTGAGACAGCGCGGATATATGCAGGACGCACGACAGCAGGACGCACGACAGCAGGCACAGTCGGGGCAGAGCAGAGAAGGAGCGAGTACATATGGCAGACATTAAAGAAATTATCAAATTACTGCGTCCGGACGCTGCACCAGCCCCGGCAGTCGACAAGGTTGATGTGTGGCTGTCATGGTGGCGTGGCAAGGTCGACAGATTCCATAACTACCGGATATTCAACGGGCAAGTCTACTTGGACTGCCAGCGCAAATCTCTTGGCATGGCCAAGAAAATATGCGAGGACTGGGCGAATCTGCTACTGAACGAAAAGTGTCGGATAACGTTGCCTGACACGGGCAAAGCTAATGAGACGATGCAAAAAATATTAAATGACAACCTGTTTTGGGTCAAAGGCAATGGCGGGATTGAAAAGGCGTTCGCGCTCGGGTACGGAGCGTTCGTCGTGACCGTTACTGGCATCGAATCAGGGAGTCTCGGAACAATCCGAGCAACGGACGATTCTAAGGTAAAAATCGATTTTATTAACCGCAAGCGCATGTACCCGATAACGGTCGAGGACCGGACGGTCAAGGAGTGCGGATTCGAGAGCAAGAACAGCAACGGCTCGGTGTACGTCCTGCACTTGTTCAACAAGGTCACAGGGCATTATGAATTGCATAGTTACACATACGACACTCACGGGTTACTGGTCGGGCAGACGGTATTCGATACGCTGTCAACACTTCCGTGGTTTCAAGTAATAAGGCCAAACATCGAGAGCAACGTGCTGGCCGATTATTCGGATAACGAAATCGGCATGAGCATTTTCGGGAATTCGATCGACACGCTGGAAGCTGTCGACAACGCATACGACGGGTTGGACAACGAGGTCGTGCTGGCGCGCAGGCGAATATTCGTGCAACAGGACACATACAAGGTCGATTACGCGACCGGCAAGCAGGTGCTCGAATTCGACCCGATGGAGCAGGCGTTCTACACTACGGCACTGGCTAAGGATGGTTCACCGAAAATTCAGTCGGTCGCCGACCCGATACGAGAGCAGAATCACATCAATGCTATTAATACGCAGTTGAGTTACTTGTCTAGCAAGTGTGGACTAGGAGAGAACTATTATCGCTTCGAGGCCAAGACCGGCCA